AAGAAATACGGACCGTCCAGAGAAGCCTGCAAGAATGCCATTTGGCATCGACGTCAGCCCAAGCATGGGGCCATCGGGGTGGTTACCAGTGTTTTCGTCAGGCGGAGGATTCCAATTGGTTGATGGAATTATTTCTCCCAGATCTTCGTCTAGGATTGCGTCTGTAGTCGACGTGGCGCTGTACGCCATATCCTTAACGAACTGGAACTCACCATTGATGTTGGTGCGATATATGCGGCGCAGCGCTGGCCTCGAGACGGTGTTGAAGATGTGAGCTGGAACAGCTCCCGTCATCGTTATCGTTACAGTCTCACCAGTCTTTACATCAATGATCCCAGATGCAGGAGATGGGGCAGACTCTTCGCCAAGCCCCGACACCCACGTATATACATAGGATCGAGAAAGCGGCGTGACGGTGGTGCTGGTGACCGGCGTTGTAACTACAGCCGTTGGAGCGTCCGTAGGCGCAGGGACGCCAAGTTTGCGAGTTACTGAAGGCTCGTATGTAGGCGCAACAGATCCAGTAACCTCTGTGCCAATCGCCATTCGGGGGTACTGCTGACCAGTCCAGTAAAGACGGTCGTATGGATCTTCCGCAATCGGAGATGAAACAGCGTGGACGTCTGTGGTCCACACAAGCCAGTAGGAATTGTTCTGCCGGTCACGATGCCTGTATATCGTCCGAGTGTTGTTCGGAACAACGAAGGCTACATTGTTGTGGTCAAGTCCAGCAATAGGAGCTCGCCAAGCAGATAGACGGCCAGAATCAAAGCGTGCGTTCTCAGCAATGGTCGCCGCTGTATCCGGCAAAAGGCGCGAAGAAACTTGGGGTAACACACCACCAAATGTCTGCAGTTTGATACTAGCCATCTGTAAGCCTATCTGCTTACCTCCTCACCTCCGTACATGGAGAGGCGTTAAATTAGAATTTATGCTTCATCGCTAATGATGAGCGAAAAAGCAAGTTAGATCACTTCTCTACTTCAGTGACCTGTTTCCATGCCAATGTAGCTTCGTCCCAAAGATACAGCTTGCCGTCATTAGGCTTCGCTGTTGGCGCTTCCCACAGGCAGGTATCTTCGTTCAGCACCCATGATGCGAACGGCTGCGGCGGGATAAAGGCATCGCGATCTGCGTCATAAGTGTAACCGATGCCAGCATAGTTTTTACGCAGCGGACGCCCTTCGGGATGCTGACCGCCATAAGTGTTGTATGATGTCTGCACCCAAAGCAATGGGTCGCCAAACGCGCCTGTGTCGATAACGTCTTGGTCAATGACCAGAACCTCTGTGACGATGCCGTCAATAACTTTTGCAAAATGAGCCATGATGTCTCCTATGGGAATGTAATCGTGCCAGATGAGTTGAATTGATAGATAGTGCGACCATCAACAAATGTGATTGTTGGCGAACCAGTTGTTGCTGATGCTGGTGTATAAGATGAAATAATGACAACACCAGAGCCACCAGCGCCACTTGCGTAATTTCCTCCGCCATCGCCGCCGCCGCCGCCACCGCCGCCGCCAGTATTTGACATACCAGCCAGAGCAGCCGTGCTACCGTTGCCGCCAGTTCCACCTCCACCGCTACCAGCAGCACCAATAGTTGAGCCATAAATACTTCCCCCACTTCCGCCGCCAGCGCGTGCAACGGGAGACCCAGCTATGGATGATGAAAGGCCATTGCCACCAGCGCCAGTAAGAGAAGTGCCAACTGATGTCGCGCCTGCCGTCGATGCACCGCCACCACCTCCGCCTATATATGTGTTCGTGGAAGCGCCGCCTGCGAAGCCTTGTCCAGCGGTTCCAGCACCGCCAGAAGTTACGCTATTACTAGCGCCACCGCCAGAACCACCAGAATGAACACCGCTTCCATAAGCGCCAGAGCCTCCACCAATAGCTGTGGTCTGCCCCGTTACGGAAGAATTAGCGCCGTTGTTGCCTTCTGAAAAGGCACCAACACCAGCCCCGCCAGCACCAACAGTAACTGTGAGTGTTCCAGCGGAATATGCAGAAGTCGCGATAACATGGCCGCCAGCACCGCCACCGCCGCCGCCAGTGCTGCCACCGCTACCGCCACCAGCAATAATTAAATAGTTGATGCCACCGTTTTCAACATAGCCAAATGTGGCGCTCCACTCGTTTGTTCCTGTCTTCATTAGCTGCAAAGTGGTGTTAATTGGCAAAAATGGGTTAAATACAATTCCCGTTCCATTGCCAATGACCGAAACTCCAGATGCGCTAAATGTTATGCGGTCAGTTCCCTTGTTCACAATCGTAATCACAGTCCCAATCGGGAAGGCAACCGATGCGTTCGTCGGGATAGTAATGGCCTGTGCGCCAGTATTGGTCGAATAGATGTGCTTGCCAGCGTCAGCCAGCACAAGCGTGTAATTTCCTGACTGCACGTTCTGTGGATATTCCACCGCGCCTGATGGTGCAGCGCCGGATACCCAGCCCGTGCCATCGCTGGTCAACACATTGCCAGCAGCGCCTGATGATGTCAGCCCAGTGCCGCCCGACGTTGCTGGCGTGACGTTGCCACCAACCCAAACAGTGCCATCCCATATCCAAGAGCTACCATTGGCAGTGTAAACTTGGTTCAGCGTTGGGCTTGCGGGAAAGTTTAATGCGGTCATGCTGTATAAGTCCCAGACGAATTAAATTGCAAAATGGTATTGCTGCCGCTTGTCGTAACAACTGGAGATCCTGTAGTTGTTCCGCTGTAGTCGGCTGTTGGGATGGAAAGTATGACAACACCAGAGCCACCCGCACCGCCTGTGCGAATTACACCGCCGCCGCCAGTGCCAGCACCGCCGCCGCCGCCGCCACGGTTTGCGGTTCCTGCGCTACCGTTAGCATCTGCGCCGCCGTTACCGCCGCCTCCTGTGCCACCAGTTCCAGCCGTGCCAGTTGTTCGCTTGCCACCGCCGCCGCCGCCAGCATAAGTTACCGATGAGCCAGTGATTGAACTTGCCGTACCGGTGCCACCGTTACCACCAGCAAGCCCAGCGTTGACACCGCTTGTGCTTGCGCCGCCACCACCGCCGCCACACTGCGCGTTCGCGTCAGATGTGCTGTTTTGTCCAGTACCGCCAGCATTGCCTTGGCCCGATGTGCCAGATCCTCCAGCAGTTGTTCCAGCAGCAAATGAGCCAGAGCCGCCGCCACCAGATGCGCCGGATACACCTGCGCCAGTGCTTACACCGCTACCGCCACCACCACCGTTTGCGGTAACGCTTAGTGCCGAAGAGGCGACACCCGAATTCCCGTTGCCGTTGCCTGATTGAGCAGCGCCACCAGCGCCAACCGTAATTGTGTAGGTTGTGCCAATGGCTAAAGTCGAAGTGCCTGACAGCAATCCGCCAGCGCCACCACCTCCGGTTCCCATGTTGGTGTCGTTTGAACCACCAGAACCACCACCGCCAACAATCAGATAAGATGCTGTCGTTGAAGTTACCGTCGTTCCAATAAGTATGTTCCACGAATTTGTAGCAGTTTTTATTAGCTGCATAGATGTGCCTGAACCGACCCGTGCGCTAGATAAAGCAGTCAGGCTTCCGGTTGGGAAAATCGAAACGCCAGATGCACTCAATGTAATGGCGTTTGTTCCCATGTTCACAATGGTAATCAACGCGCCGATAGGGAATGCAACCGACGCATTTGTCGGGATCGTTATTGTCTGTGCGCCAGTGTTGCTGGAATAAATATGCTTCCCAGCGTCACTTAATTGCAGCGTGTAGTTTTCGCTTTGAATGTTTTGCGGATAAACGGCTGCACCATCAGTCCCGTTTGTCCCATTGGAGCCAGATGGCCCCATAGCAAACGTAACCCACTGCGATGTATCGCCGTCGTCATAATAAATATACGGGATACCAGTTGTGCTATTCCACCAGACATCGTTAGCCGCTGGTGATACTGGCGCAGTTGCGCTGACAACAATGCTTGATGGCGCAGCGCCTGATACCCAGCCTGTGCCATCGCTGGTCAGGACGTTACCTGCAATGCCAGCCGACGTTAAGCCCGTGCCGCCATTGTTCGGGGCCAGTGTGCCTGAAGCCGTGGATACGTTTACAGGTGGAAGGATGCTTGAGAGTGTAGCCATGTTATCCTCCGGCTGCTGGCAACGCAGGCCACACAATATTGAACGGGTCACTTTGGGTTGTTATGTCGCGCAAGGCTTGGCGATATGTAGCCCATGCAGTGGCGTCTGCCGAAGCGTCAGGTAGCTGTGTCCAGTCGCAAGCGGCAAGGCGAGCATTGCGTTCCGCACGAACAGATTTCCACTCAATGGCTGGGGCTTCGGCTTGGAGGGCTTCCCACGCTGCTATTTCATCTTCGGTCAGCGGAACTTCTACGCCATCAACCATTTTGTAAATTGGTGTCATGCTTTGATCCCGTATAGTTTGAATGTTCCTGTTATTGATCCGCCTAGCGAATATAAGCGGATGGCGTTGTTTCCAGCACTACCATGGCTTCCGCTAGAGCGATAACTACTTGTGGTCAAACCCTCTGTTGCTGATTGGATGACAGAACCTGACTGTCCGGCAGATGTTGGATATAAAAACCGAATAGTACCCGCGTAAGAAGCACCCAAATCAATGTAGGTCTGACTACTAGCGCCAGTTTGCGTAACCGTGCTAGGCCCGAATACCGTGCTGTTACTGGTGTAAGCTGTCGTTAACCAAGTAGAACCGTTGTCTGTGGAAAGCTGACACCTAGCGACGTTACCGCTCGTAGTTTCAAACACGATTTCGTAGTATGAATATGCGGATGTCAAACCCGTGAAAATAACTTCACTAACTGCGCTGGGTGTGGCTGTCGAAATAAGTTCATATTTTGAAGGCGTAATCGCAGCAGAAGTCCATGTCGTGCCATTGCTCGTAAGGACGTTGCCTGAAGTGCTGGGCGCTACAGTTTGCAATGCACTTGTGCCGTTACCAAGCACCACTGCGTTTGCCGCAAGGGTTGATACGCCCGTACCGCCGTTGGCTACGCCAAGCGTACCCGTCAGGTCACTCGTTGGAATAGTTGCCGAGGCCGTAAAAGGCGAAGTGCCGCTGCCCTTAACGTAGCCAGTCAGCGTTGAGACGCCCGTACCGCCGCCAGATACAGGTAGGGTTTCAGCAGCGCCGCCGCCAGCGCCACCAGCTTGTGCGAATACATCCCAAGTCGTGCCGTTATATATTAGCTGAACGCTCACGCCTGAAATGTCGCAGGTCAGGTCGCTGGCATCGCCTTCAATCGTTGAGCCATTGCGCCCAATGGTCAGGTTGTTTGTGGCCCATGAATTTGCGCTATCAACAACGACAACCTGCGCTCCAACAGCAGGGGAAGCAGGAAGCGTAACAGTAAATGCGCCGCCGCTGGTGTTGGTTTGAACGCCCGTGTTGACCAAAGCGGTAAAGTTGGCTGTTTTGACTGTCGTATAGGTCAGGCCACCAGATGCGGGTAATGAAGAAACCCATGCTGTGCCATCACTTGTAAGCACATTGCCAGCAGCGCCAACCGCAGTGATGCCCGTGCCACCATTTGCTACAGGCAAAACGCCAGTGACGTTGGATGTCAGGCTTACAGTCGAAAGATACCCACTGTCGTTTGTAAATTGGCTTAAGCTTGTCGGTTGCGGTTCAGACGCTTCAATTAGGATTGTGCCTAAGTTTGCGTGAGAGCGAACCACAAAAGCCAGCGCCTGATAGCGGCCAGTAGTAGGCTTTGTGCTGGTGAACCCACCAGTTGTGTTTGGATATAGTGTTGTCCCAATTGCAAAAGCGGAAGTATCAATACCTTCCAGCAATCCAGTGTTTATGATTGAGCCAAACGCGCCATTAGCTAATGCGCTGTATATAACGCCAACAGCAATGTCAGTTGAAGCAGAAACCTTGGCGACTTCAAAGGCATCTTCACCAGAGTTAAAGCCGACAACCTTTACCACATCGCCTTTAGCAAGGGTTTGGGTAGCTTTTACCTTGTAGTGGATATGGTCAGCACCAACATGGTTTGTGATGCTGTCAATGGTCGTGCCTGTTATTACGCCGCCAGTAATCGCAACGTCATCAGCATCTTGTGTGGCAATAGAGCCAAGGCCAAGGTTTGAACGCGCACCCGCCGCTGTGGTCGCGCCAGTGCCGCCGTTTGCAATGCCAAGTGTGCCAGTGATTTGCGTCGATAGGTCAATGCCTGACAATGTGCCGCCAAGCGTTAAGCTGCCGGATGATGTGACCGTGCCTGTCAGCGTCAGGCCATTAACTGTGCCTGTGCCAGATACCGAAGTCACTGTGCCGACGTTGCTCGTGTAGCCAGCAGGGTTGGTGGCATTGTATGGCGTAAAGCCCAGAGCCGTTGTAATCTGACCCGACGTGATGCCGGTGAGGTATCCTGCAGATGCGTGGTTACCCCAGCCAAACGCCGTGTTCCAGTTACTGATGTCTGTCGTCGTGATCGCCTTGACGTGCGACGGCACAGTCGGATCGGCTTCGGTGAAGCTGGTCAGATAGCCGCTGTCATTAGTAAACGATGAGACGTTTGTCGGCCTGCCAGAGAGGTCGGCATATGCGCCAGAGGTTGCAACAGCAGCTAGAGACGAGGCATTAACCTTCGTCCCAAGCTCAGTATTCAAATTCGTGAAGTTGGCATCAACTTCATTGTTGGTAAGGGGCGAGCCTTTTCCGGACCGCGTAACAATAGTTGCCATCTTAGACTCGCCTCAGAGGAATTACGCAGCGCCGATAGTGACGGTCCAAGTGATCGACATCGTATCAGTTGCCTCTTTGTTAACGACACCAAAGACGGTGCGGCAAAGCATCGTTCCGTTAGAGGCAGCGTTAAACAAACCTGCTTCAGTTACCGCACCAGTGCCTACACCAGCGCCAAACGTAGCGACATATGCAACAGAGTTATTGGTGACAGTAGTCGACACCAGAGCGACACGACCAAGCTCAGTGCCAAGCGCCGTGTTCCCACCTGCTGCAGCAGCAGTGCCTGAGCCAACAGCCATGTGCGACATTGCTGTCGCAGTCGCATCTTTCATGCGGCTAGCAATAAAATCGAGACCAGAGCTGACAACTAGGTTGTCTACAGTCTGTTCTTCTTTGATCACGCCATCAGTGCCGATGACTTGGATATTCAGTCGGCCAGTGGCCTTGATCATTTCGTTCGTATTCATGTTAACCCTCAGAATGTTCGTATAGCGCCCACGTAATCCTCCATGAAGTAACTTATATCGCAGTACCCTTGGCTCTTAACAAAGCCTGAGTCCGATGTCACCGCCTGATCTTCACGCGATTTGTCGAAAGCCTTTGCCGACACCTCTGAGGTATACGCTGTATCGCTATACACTCTTGAGAAGGTAGAGACAATCGTGATGATGTCTTGGGATAATACTGCATCAGATCTAGACTTGAAGAACTGAATTGTCTGGTCGTCACCCGCCGAAGCGCCGTTAACGTCATCAGTCGCATAAGCAATATCTGATAGAACTTTATTCACGTTCAGCAGGCGAGTATCCAATGACTGCACGCTATCTATTGCGTCTTTACCAAACGACTTCGATGAAGCATCAACGACAACTGATGCATCAGATAGCGCCCGTACAAAGCTCGTTGTCTTTGAAAGAATGTCTGTTGTAGCCACTGATTCGGTGGACACTTTCCCAATCGATTTGATTGAGATCTCCGACGCCGACAACATGTCGTTGGGATTCTTGCCAGACAACTTAATTAAAAGATCTGACCCAGTCACAAGCTCAGTTAAGGCCTTGCCCGTGCCTCGAGATACAACTTCGCTTGCTACAGCGGCATCGCTTCTCGAGCGACCAAGTGACTTGGATTGAGTATCAGTTGTGGCGGCGTTGTCCGACAATCCCTTGCCAAAGACGCGACGAATCTGATCTGTAATCCCTGCTGCATCCGCAAGCTCGCGGAAGATTAAAAATATACCAAGTGCAGTTGTGATGACTGGACGGATCGATGCCGTGCTAGCGAATAGGCGTACATAAGCCCTCTGCGCAGCAAGCGCGACGTACTTGCTCGCGGATGATAGGAACCTATAGCGTGTCTGCGCATCAAGCTCTACGTAACCTGTAGATGCCGACAGCTCTGTATACTCGAGCGGCGCAACCTCTAACTTTCTGACGTCCGCCGAGGCATCCATAGGGCCTTCACCAGTACCACCAGTTTCGATACCGGCTATTGCCATTGGCGGCTCCTTAAGCGAACTGCTCGCGAATCTGGAGCTTGATCAAGTCGTATACTGTCTGCTTTCCACCGCCAGCTTCTGTGTATTCAATCTCGCCCTCGAAAACACCAGAAGTGTCTAGCGTGGTCGCGTCGAACACGAATACAACTTCACCGCCAACAGCGTTGGTATTGGTGCCGATAAGCGTTGACTTAGTGGTAGATCCGCCAACCTCACGCACACGCAAGCGAACAGTTCCGCCGGTAAGGTTCACCAGAGCCCATGTAGTCGGATCTTCTGGGTCGAGCACCTTGCCAGCCGCAGCTAGGTTGCGATCACGCACAGTGACTTTAAGCTGAGGTAACGTGTCGCCCTGAACGAGGTATAGAGTTTCTGAGTAAGCCATTAGATGAACTCTCTTGATTTGACGGTAAGGGCTGCTCCTCCATGACCGTACTTGGCCTGCCGCATTGCTGCAGCAACGCCGCGCTCATAAAGCTGCCTGTTTGCACCGGCAGCAGCGCCATCCATCCAAGGCTGACCAGACATCATCTGAAGGCGGAATAAGGCCCCAGCCACTAGCGTCTCACGATGCTCTAGGCCAATCGTGTCTGGAATCGTTGTAGATGTCTGCGTAGGCTTCAGCGTGTACAGAACCTTGAGGCTTGCCTTGCCCTCTGGTTTTGGCCCTACTAGGACAGTACGGTTGTCGTATTGCGAGAAGTATGTAGGCGCTCCAAAGTCCGACAGCTCGATCTTCATGAAGGCATCTTCATAAGGAACCGACTCGAGAGCACGACCGTCAAGCATGATCGCCTTCACATGGTTCGGTTCAGTGCCGCTAGGCGCATCGATCTCGTAGTCCGTTACACCTCGTGAAACAACAAGCGTCTGTGGCTCTGCGCGATACAAGTCCGTGCGTGCGCAGAAGTCGATGCAAGCGTCCCTGATAGCCCTCTCAGCAGTGAACTCAGGGCAGGACGGAGCCTCACTCAGGACGTAGACGAAGAGATCGCTGTACTTCACTGGGTGGTACGCTGTGGTTGTTGTGCAACCATGCTTTCGAGTAAGCCGCCATCAGCCTGCGACTTTATACCCAGAGACGTCGTGAAAGCCTGATAGTACACAGCAGCGCGGTTAAGGTTCGCGAACTCGCTATCCTTCTGGTAAGCGCGGTACATCATGTAGTCCATCAGTGCATTGGCGTAGATGTCGTCGATGCCGATGACCTGCGTATCAGTCGTAAAGTTCGAGATCACGATATCAACGGGTGACATCGCATACACAATATCGATCTGCGCAGATGTCGCAGGCTTAGGAAAGACGTAGAAGTTCTTTGGATCAAGCGCGTCGTACACGTAATGCTTTACGCCGTCTGTGCCAACTGCAGTCTCGTACCACGCAGGAAGTTGCACATCGAGAATTCCGCGATCTACTTTAGTTATTGCACGACCGCCGGTATTGCGCAGTACATTGATAAGGCGAAGGCCATCTGCAGGCAGCGTCTGCTTTGCAGAACTAGTACATGTAAACGGAGCGTTAACAGCTTTCGCATCAGGACGAAATAAAACGACCTGCCGCTGGGCATCATTGAGGTAGTTCAGCAGCTCCTGCTGGGGCCACCGCACAAACGTGGGATCTTGCAGCGTTACTGCCACTCGACTGATTAAATCAATTGCTTTGGTCGTCGCCATTTAGTTTATTCCCACTCAATAACTTCAAGGTCTGGATTGCCCTTATATAGAGGACTCCAAAACCATTCCACACCAGTTTTCAAATGGCGCACGATTTTTGGTTTGCGCTCAGCCTTGACTGCAGCTTCAACAACCTTGCCCTTGTTGTTTACGAGCGTTTTTACGTGCTCAACAAGATCCTCAATGCGTCGACGCTTGTCGAGCTCTACGGCGAACTTGTCTCGTGCATAGATGTCGAGCTCATCTTTGCTCATATCTTCAATAGCTTTTTCCACGGTGTTCCTCGTTCTCTGCATAGTAGAAGGCACAGTTGCATGCCTTCATCTATAAAGAGTTGGGGGCGAAGTTTCCCTCGCCCCCGCTTCTATTAGGCTGTCGTCTTCAGCTTCATGGTGACGAGGGCGTTAGGAACAACGACCTTGTAACCGTAAACCTTCAGACCGCGAATGCCGTCGCCGAACGTGTCGGTCAAGCGAACTGTTTCGGTCTTCACGAACTGCGAAGCGAAGCAGGTAGCTTTAGGGTGACCAGCAAGGCAGAACGTCTTGCCAGCATCGCCGCCAGAACCAATCGAAAGCAAGTTCGACTGATAGATGGTGAAGCGGTCAACCTGACCAACCTTACCGTTGCGGAGTGGCGAAGCAGCGTCACCGGTCAAGTAAGCTTGACGCAGTTCCGACTTCTTCAGCATCTCGATGTAGAGCGGCGAGAGAACGAGGAAACGATCCGAATCAGGGATGTTCAATTCGTCCAGCTTGCGGCCAGCTTCGAGGATGTGGTTCAGAAGAGTGGATTCTGAAACCGATGCCTTGTCCAAAATGGTCGTTGCAGCGGTAGGAATGTTGCCGAGAACGTCGGTCTCAACAGCAATACGCATCTGCTCAGCAGCATCCTTCGATGCTTCATTCTGGAATGCGATGTCGGCCTGAACCTTGAGGATGTCGTCTACCTTGAAGGCATACGACTTCGCCTTGTCGATGTTCAGTTCGACAACTTGGGTGGTGACATCAGCATACGAAACTGAGCCAGTGTAGTCGCCTACAGTGACGTTAGGAACGGTGCGGATGTTTACCTTGTTACCCTGACCCGAGATTTCACCTTCATAGTCGGTGTTCGAGATCGAGGGGAGTACTGACGAGGCATAAAACTTCGCTTGAAGCTTCTTCGAGAAAATTTCAGGAATGAAGTTCGCAGCGGAGTTTGAACCAGCGGTAGGAAAAGCAGGCATGTTAAATAAACCTTATTACAACAGGATTGAACTAACGGACTCGTCCATCCAGATACGCCTGATCGATCTCTGCCGAACGTCGCTCGAATTCATCGAGTGGCATACGGGTGATCTCTTGGCGGCTCCAAATTCGCTTGCCCGAGCTTGGGTCCGGTCGTCTGGCTTTAGGGAGCGTGGGTTCTGCAACCCGTCGCGCCTTATCAACCTTTGAGACCGGCTGTTGCGGCTGTGTATCAAAGACTTCCTTATAACGATTGATGAGCTCAACTACCTCATGGGCGCTGCCGTCATTGGCTACACGCTGCCATACAGGCGTCTGACGCTCGAGCCATCCAACAAAGTCATCTGACGTGACGATATCGTCCATGTCAGGGTGCGACTCACGGATGGTGTCAAAGTGCTCAGTAAGAGTGCTCTGACTTTCATTCGTTCTAACTTGGTCCCTATACTGGGTGACTGTCTGTTCTAACTTTGCCAGCTTCTTCAGAAGCGGCGCAGCGATGTCTGGGTATTCCTCAGCGAGGGTTTTCAGATCATCATCTTCACCGTCTCGTCCGTTCTGGGCATTAGCCAGTTCAGAACTCAGCTCCGCATTATGCTGACGTAGCGCTATTACTTCTTTGCGCAGATCCGCCGCTTCTTGCGTTGCCTTTGTCATTCGAGCCTGAGCATTCTTGATACGCTCGTTTGCGAGTTTGATCTGCTGCTGCAGGTCGCCTTCGCTTTCATCAGGATCTTGATCGCCGCGATCTTCTTCCTGTGGAATCTCTTCGCCGTCTTCCCCAGTATCCGCCGATTCTGCGGGTGGGTTTTCATCTTCATGTGGCTGCGGCGGGGTGTCGGTTTCGTCAGCCTTGGGCTGCTCTTCCGGTCCGTCATGCTCTGCCATCATCTGTTTCAAAAGTTCGTCGGCTTCTTGCTCAAGCTTCTCAGGGTCTACCTTCATATCTCACCAATGTTTGCGGGTCCGCTACGGAGTGTCCGCGTTTCGTTTAGAAGACGGGTGTCTCTTACGAGGTCGTCTTCGCGCTTAAAACCGCTTGTGCGGTATCTTCTAGTTCAAGGATGAAGCGCAACTCTGCTGCTCTACCTTGATCAAATTTGTGGTCCGGAACGGTCTCCAACTTGTCCCTGCAAGCCTCCAGCCGCTCCGTTAGAAAGATCATCAAGTCCTTCCACTGGGGCTGAGCCATCAGTTGGAGCACCGCCTGCGCCGCTTGCGGCGAGCATCTGCTGCTGTTGTGCTTGCGCTTCAAGTTGAAGTTCCTTATCCGTCTTGATTACTTCGTCTGGATTAATGTCCATACTCTTTGCAATCTCAGTAAGCAACTCTTTACGTTTTGTTATAGCAACATCCATAGGATTGCTTATCAAAGACATAAACTGCAGCAAACGCTGTGAACGAACTTCACGCTGAATGAGTGAAGTACTTCCACGAGCTGTCACATTGAGATCGCCCTTAGCCTTCTCGTTGTCGCTCCACTCCATATTCCAGTGGTAGAGAGACTTGATCAGAGGAATGATTAGATAGTCATCGACGTTCTTAAGTGTCGACTTCAGTGCCACGTTGGCGTTGCCCATCAGGATGGACATACCGGTTGCGGTCTTGTTGAGCTGCTGGCCTGCATCTCCGTGCGTGTATCTATCCTCCCCTTCCC